AATTTAAATATAATAACAGATATAACAAATGATGAAAATATTTTACGACTAAATGAAGGTTCAAATTTTTTGTTAAATGAAATAATAAGAACTTCTAATGTATATGATGAAATTATTAAAAATATTAGTAATATTAGAATTAGCGATATCAATAGTAATAATAGCAAGATAGCATCGACTTCAAATAATCTTATTGATTATATAAATAGAACATCTAATTTACTTATAGATGATATCATAAATTATTCAAATAATTTAGTAAGTGATATTTTTGGACTATCAAATATTGTATTTAGTAATATATTATTGACTTCTAACGATTTAATAAATTATGTTAATAATTTAGATTTAATAGTTCATTTAGATGATGCTGTAATATATCAATTATCAAATAATATAATAGATTATGTTAATAATCATGAATATAATACTAATAATGACAGTAACATAGTTAGACTATATGATGCTGATCAACAATTAACAGATAAAATAACTAACGTATCAAATTATTTATTAGAATATATAAATAATTTTGAAATTAGCGGTAATGTTTCAAATAGTTTAATAGAAAATATTAATAATGTTTCAAATGAAATTATAGATATAATATATGATATTGACAACAAATTGATAAGTTCAAATAATAATTTAAAATTAAATATTATAACAATAGAAGATGATATATCATTATTAAATAATGAAATAAAAATAACATCAAATAATATTTTATCTAATATTTTTGATTTAAATAATTATATTATAGAAACAAGTAACAAAAATATTAATGAAATCAAAACAATCAATACAGATTTAATAGAAGATATTACAAAAACATCAAATAATTTAATTAGTTATATTAATAATTATAATTTAATTTTGAATATTGATGATCATGTATATAGTAATTTAGTTGAACAAATTGATGAATCTTCACAAAAAATAATGAATTATATAAATTATTCTAATTTAGAAATTAATATAGAAAATGATAGTAATATTGTAAGATTATATGACGCCGATCAACAATTAACAGATAGAATAACATATACATGTAATTATTTATTAGATTATATTAATAATTATGATTTAATTGTTCATATAGATAATCATGTATCAAATATATTAAATGAAAAAATAGATATAACTTCAAATAATCTTGCTATTAATATTGATACTGTGTATAGTAATATTAATTTAGATATAGAGGATATATATAACCGTTCTAATTTACTTCAAAATAACATAGAAACAACTTCGAATAATTTAATACATTATGTTAATATTTTAGAAGATAAATTAAATTTAGATATAGAAGATATTTATGTACGTTCTAATTTAACAGAAATAAATATTCAAACAGCATCAAATAATTTAATTAATTATATTGATAATCATAATATCATAATTGAAAATTCAAATAATATTATTGATTTATATAATAGGTCTAATTTATTAAATGAGTTAATAACAAATTCATCTAATAATTTGATAGATTATGTTAATAATTATGATTTTGTTATTAATATTGACGATGAAGTATATGATGATTTACATCAAAAAATCTTATCTACATCTAATGATTTATTAATGTATGTTAATAATATTGATATTGTTGGAAATATTGATATAACAATATTAAATGATATGGATTCGAGAATACAAAAATCAGCAGATGAAGTAAAAGAATATATTGAAGATTTCCATAAAATAGTATATTCAAGCAATGGTGTTGTAAATTTAAATAATGAAACAAGTAGATTAAATACTTTAATAAGAACAAATTCAAATAATCTTATAGATTATGTTAATAATTTTGATAAAATAAATGTTACAAGTAATTTAGTAGATTATTTATTAATTTCTTCTAATAAATTTGAAGAACAATTTGTTATAACAAGTAATAATTTAATAAGTTATATAAATGATTTTGATAAAATAATTAATAATTCAAATGATATTATTACAATATATAATAAAATAGATATATTAAGTAATTCTTTAATTACTTCAAGTAATAATTTAATTTATTATATAGATAATTTAGATAGTATTAATAATAATAGAGATAATATAATAAATTTATATGAAATATCATCAAATTTAAATGATAATATAAGTAATACATCAAATGATTTAATTTATTATATAAATAATCATAATTTTGTTGTAAATATAAACGATAATGTATCTAATATATTAAATAGTAATATAATAAATACTTCAAATAATTTAATAAATTATGTAAATAATTTTGATTTATTCAAAAATGTTGATGCCAGTATGTCTAATTTATTAACAGATAGAATTAATGAAACATCAAATAATTTAATATATTATATTAATAATTTTGATTTAGTAGGCAATGTTGATGATTTATTAGCTCAACAGTTAAATACCAAGATAATAACAACATCAAATTATCTAATAGATAAAATAAACAATCTAGATTTTGTAAAAGATGTATCATCAAATGAAGATGTAATAAAATTAATAGAAACTACGAATAGATTAGATATATCAGTTACAAGTAATAATAATAAAATAGTAATATTAGAAACAAATATAAATGATATTTTAAATAGTAATTTAAATTTATCTAATTTAGTTAAATTATCAATAGATACAATTGATTTAGATTTTGTTAAAAATGGAGAAAATAATAAATATATCGTAAATAATACATATGATGATAATTTGAATGTAACTGGAACTTTAAATAGTAAAAATACAATATTGAATAATAATGCTACAATTATAAATTCATCTATATATAATTCTGATTGTATTAATATAATTAATTATGGTATAAATGATTCTATAAATATACAACAAATAGGAGATGGTAATATATTAAAGATACAAAATAATTATAGTGATATATTGAAAATCACAAGCAAAGGTTTTATTGGTAATAAAGAAAATATAGAATATAATATTGATATAAATGGTACGATTAAGGCAGATAATATAATAGGTAATGGAAGTAATATAAATAATATTAATTTAAATGATAAAACTACAAGTCATCTGAAAGAAGGTTCTAATATGTATTATACGGAAGAAAGAATGTATAACTTTTATGCTTATTCTAATTTATTATTATCTAACGTACAATTAACAGAAATATTACAAAATGTACAGGAAATAAAACACGTAATGGGAATACATAATATGGATTCAATAGGACAAGGAACAAGTAATAAATATATAGTAAATAATATATATAATGATGACTTAGTAGTCTTAGGTAATATAAGTGCTAAAAGTATAAATATTTTAGAATTAGATACGGATTACTATACCGATTTATATTATAGTAACTTATTTGTAAATCCATTTAGTGATCATCACGATACATATGCTAATATTTCAAATATATTAAGAAATATAATAATAGAAGAACCCACTATAGGTAATAATGATAATTTAGTAAATAGAATTAATAATATTATAGACGATGGTATGAATGATTATATGGATAGAATAAATAAAATATTTAATGATAAAATAAATGATTTAAGCTTAGACGATATACAACAAGGGTCAATAAACAAGTATATAATAAGTAATATATTTAATGAAAATTTAGTTATAAATGGTAATGTAACAACAAAAAATATAGATATTAATATTGAAGAAGATTTACAAAAATATTATGATAATATATATAATAATGGTTTATCTAATGCTATATCTGGTAACGATACTTATTTGGAAGAAAGAATAAATAGTATTGTAAATAATAATATGTCAAATTGGTTTAATATGATATCTGTACATATCGACGATAAGATGAAAACTATATCACTTGATAATATAATACAAGGTGATAAAAATAAATTTATTGTAAAAGATGTTTATAATAGTGATTTAATAGTAAATGGTAATTTAATAACAAAAGATATTAATGTAAATATAGATCATAATATGGAAACAATGTATAGTAATTTGTATATTGAAGAATTGACAAATCATAATATTGCCGATAGTGATTATTTAAGAAATAGAATTTCAGATGGTGTTGATAAAAATATGTCGAATTATTTAATAGATTTTGATAATAATATAACTATTTTTAATAAAAATATATCAAATTATATAATTAATATTAATAATAATATTTTAGATAAAATTAATAATCTATCTTTAGATAATATATATCAAGGTAGTAAAAATAAATATATTATTGATGATATATATAATAATGATTTGGTAGTAAATGGAAATATAATAACTAAAAATGTTGATATTAATATAGAAAAAGAATTATCAGATAAATATAACGATGATTATAATTCTATTTTAATGTATTCTAATATAGATTATGATATGACATCAATGACTTTGGAAGATAACTATGTAAAATTATCTAAATATGTGACAAATGAAACAACAATAATTAATAATAATATAGATAATATTTATGATATTATTACACAATATCACACAGATATAGTTACATCAAACTCACACGTAGCAGAAATAAATTTATTAAATGAAAAAATAGATAGATTAGTTGAAAAATATTCATCAATTGAAAGAATATTAACAAATTTAGGTTTCAATATTACTTTGTAAATTAATATTTTGACGAATTAATTCTGATTTAATTTTTTGCATATATATGATATCGTCCATTTTTTCTTCAATAGAGTGTTCTAACCATTCAATAAGAGTTAGATCTTTTCTATCCATATTTTTATTATATTTTTTGAAACCTAATTCAGCTCTTTTAGTAAAATTTAAAATAACAGAATGTACAATTGAATCTAAATTATTAATTCTATCTGCTAATTCTTTATTATCAGTCATTTTATTAATATTGATATTATAAAAATAATATTGTTTAAATTTTAAATCATTTTTTTGATTCTCTCCATTTTTTAGCTACTAAAGATATTATTTCAGTTGCTTTTAATTTTGGATTTTCTTTTTCAACTTGTTTATAATTTTTTTTTACAAACTTAGTATATTCGCTTAATTTACGTTTTCCCTTTTTTTTACCCCCACTCATAAGTTGAGACGAGCAATTATTGCCTCCTTTTTTACTACCACCAGCTAATTGTGTTCCTTCAATATTAACACTTCCAGAACATCCAGTACCTCCATTTTTCTTTTTACCTCCTTTTAAAGCCATTTCTATATTTATAGGATATTAAAATTTTTTATTATATTGTTATATTTATATAGAGCTTATAAATAATTATGGAATTTGAACTTTTATTAATTATTATTCTATTTGTATTTATTTTCTTGTCATTAGTAATATATAAATATGTTGAAAATGAAAAAATAAATAAATTGAAAAATAAAGAAATCGAAAAAGATTTTATTCAAAAATTATTTATAGAAGATATTCCTCAAAAAGATGATGATAGTTTAGAAACGTGTACTAAAAGTAAATGTGATTCAATTGACCCAGTAAGTGATCCTAAATATAATATGCATCAAATTATAAAACAATCTATATTACTTGAAGAACATTTGGCAAATAAAAATAAAAGATGTAGAGATTGTATAACAAAACATTTCTCACATATAATTGGTCTTGCTGAAGAAGCTGTTATGTTGGCTTGTTCCGATGTAAATAAATATCCACATATGAAAGAATGTCCAGACTTTTATAATAATCTTTTTAAAAGGTGGTTAGGTGATAATAAAATAAGTTTAGAAATTTGTAAAGAATTAAGAATAATGCGTAAAAAATTAATAGCAGTATATTTTTTTGATGAAAACTATGCTTTAGATAAAACTGACGATAAAGGTGTATAAATTATTTTTACGTATCTACAGATAATCTTTTTATTACAAATGGATATTCTTTTACTTCTTCGATTGTTTTTTTTATTGATTTTACAGATTTTTCATGTGCTGTTAAATGGTCCATGTGTATTTCGCTTCCCATTTTAGTATTAGGATAACAATAAGGCAATGTTGTCGAATAACTGTTTACAGAATCATATAATATTACATCAGCAACAATTTGTCCTTTATAATTACTAAAATCAAATTTTCCATCCTTATTTAAATACATATCTAATAATTTTTTAATACCTTTTTTTGTAATTATATACATTCCTGCAGATGGTAGTAAATATCTCCATTTAATAAACATTACTTTTTGCGTTAAATAAATATCCTTTAATTTATCTACAGTATCATGATATAAAATAATTAATTGTATGATATCAAAATCGGTGTTTAAACTATTAATTATACCGTTATAATCAATTTCAAAAGGCATTAAAATATCATCTTCCATAATTACAAAATATTCATCTTCATATTTTAAACATTCTTGTAATGCTAATAAATGACTTACTAGGCACGCAAATTCTAAATCACAAGTATTACAACCAGGATATTTACACGTAAGTGGTTTTTTATGAACAATATAATCTTCTACATTATCTGGAGTAACTGCTGAAATTCTAATATTATCAATATTATTTAAAGTAAATTGTTTTTTCATAAAATCATACCTATTCTTAGATTTATCTATATTTATCCATACATGTTTCATTTAATATATAAGACTATTACTATAAATTATATTAAATGTTTTATATAATTTTACATTCTCAGTTAGGAAATCAGTTATTTCAAATATTCAATGGTATATCTCTTTCTTTAAAATATAATCGGGATTATAAACTGTGTGTAGCAGATGATAAATCGACAATAAATGGAGAAAAAACATATTTTCATAGTTTTTTAAAGGAATTAAAAGATAAAACCTATATAATCGATAAGGATAAAAACTATAATATTACACATAAAGAAAATGATAACTTTCTTTATAATGAAGTAGTTATTGATGATATTGATAGTGATAATTATATAAAAGGTTTTTATCAAAGTTATAAATATTTTGATTATTATTACGAAGAAATTAATAAATTATTAAATTTAGATATAAAACGTTTAGATATTAAAGAAAAATATAATAATTATTTTAAAAAAAAAACCATAGCAATACATTTTAGATTTGGTGATTATATTGGATTACAATATTATCATAATATTTTGCGATTAGATTATTATATTAAAGCATTAAATTGTATTAATATGTTTCATGATTATGATATATTATATTTCTGTCAAAAATGTGATAATAAAATAGTTGATATATATATAGATAAATTAAAAGGTTTAAATTTAGATTTTATAAAAGTAAGTGATGATATTCCCGAGTATGAACAAATGTTATTAATGTCAAATTGTGATATTATTATAATTGCAAATAGTACTTTTTCTTGGTTTTCAGCATATATGTCTAGACATAATAATATAATATATCCAAAAAAATGGTTTGGGGAAGGAAATAAACATAAAATAACGACAGATTTATTTAAAGAAGAGTGGCATAAAATAGATAATATATAAAAAAATAAAATATAATTAGTAGTATGAAAACTAAAAGAGATAAAAATAACGTCGATTTTATTAAAGATGGATATACAAATGATGAATTGATGGAAAAAATCACAGAGATACGTGAAAAATATGTTTTAAATAAAGACGAGTTAACAATTGATATAATAGATAAGGAGATAAAGGTAAAATATTCTTTTTTTAATGAAAGATATCCGTTTTTATTTGATATGATATTAAAAAAAGATTTAGACATGAATACTTTAAATTATATGTTAAAAATGAGAAATGATATTGTAAATAATAATGTTAGTTTTGAAAAAGCATCTGAAAAAATAGGTTTTGATATGTATGATAAATATCAAAATAATAATATTAAATAAAAATAGATATTATATAAAAATAATATTATGGACTATAGTTTTATTGACAATGATTATAATGAAAATAAATTAGATTTTGAAAATTATGATAATAAAATTGATTATTATTCAAAACAATTTTATGCTAAAAATCATATCCCTACAGAAATAAGACCAGGGAATAATAGTCCAATAAAAAAATATAAATTTGTTAATAGTGAAAGGTCAAATACAGTGTGTATTATTAAATAATTAAATCCATTTTTTTTTATAAATTATATTACAATTATCTTTAATTACTTTTGTGATATAACTATATGCTTTTTCAACTTGATCGAAATTGACACCCCCTGTTATTAAAATACTTCCACTTTCAAATATAGCTATTGTAACTTTTTTACAATCCATATTAATACTTTTTTTATTATATAAATGGTTTTCACAAATACATTTACCATCGTTGTTTTTATTATAATAATATTCAAGTTTAACACCCTGATAAATACCTGGTTGAAAACTGCTTTTATTTTTATATTTATCACTTATTAATAGGTTATGTAATTCTCTACGTTTGATATAAAATTTTTCTGTATTATTTTCATCTAAATATGATTTAAAATCTGTATTTATCATTCTAATTTTAAAATCTTTATAATATAAAGAATTTATAAAATCTTCATTGTCGTTATTGGAAATATTTTTATCAATATTATTATATATTTCTTTAATTTTGTTAATAATGTGATTAGATATTTTTTCTGTATCCTCTATATTTTTAATACCTGTTAATTGAATATTTCCATTTTTAAATATTTTTATATTAGGCATATATATATTTGTTATTTTATATATAATTGTTATTTGATTATCAAAACGATTCTTCTTTTTTTTATTTTTTTTAGATTTTCTAACTTTTTTTGGATAAAATCCTTTACTAAATTCGTCATTATTTTTTAAATTTTGTATCCATATTATATTATTAATATTATCAACAGGTGTAATATTATCAAATAATATAGATAAATTAATATCAATATTAGTGCCGATATTTGAATTACAAGTAATAGTAGAAACTTTATAAGGAGTAAAGAAAACTTTATTTGTCATAAAAAAAATTATATTAAAAATAATCAATTTTTATTTAACTGATTATTTATTTTTAAATCATTATTTTTAAGATTATTTTTAATAGATTTTATATATGATGTATTAATAACTTCATATACGGATGATATATTGATCATTGGTGGTAAATTTAATATATGCGATGTTTCGGGAGTTTTATGTAATTCTCTGTATTCATTTATATTTAAACTACCTCCATTAAATATATTTAATAGATATCTCGAAGGTGCTGGGCGTATTGGTATTTCCTGATTATACAATTTTCCCATCATCTGTATTAAACTATTTACTTCCCAAACTTTATCACTGCCAGAATTTATAGAGAAATTGTAAGCATTCGCACATTGTAAAGAACAAAATGAACCATAACATATATAAGTATTAGTAAAATTATCATAATTTATAGGCATACTATATATTTTATATTCAATGGGATGAATACACCAAAAACAACAACTTTTATTATTTGAATCGTTATTTTCTTCATAATTATTTTCTTTATTGTAATTATTTGGAATATCATGTATAATTTTATCAGATTCAGTTATATTTGAATATAAATATTGATTATTATTATCTAATATTTCATTATTATCTGAGTATAAATAACCTTCTTTTTCATAAGGTATTGGTTCGCAATTATCATATTCACAAGTTATTGTATTTATATTTGTTTGTGATATTGGAAGTTGTAAAATGATATGTTCGTTTTCTTTATTTTCCATTTTCATTGTTTCAATTATATTTTTATTTTTTTTCTTTTCATTTGTTATATTTGTTGTAGTCATATCTATTTTTTTTTTACGTGGCATTATAATTTAATTATTATTAATAATATATTTTTTCAAATACTTAAATAACTTAAGTAATATTAAAAGTATATAAGAATTATACAATATTATATATTGTGAATAATCGCCTGCTCTTATAGCTTAATCGGTTAAAGCGTTGGTCTTATGAGCCAAAGATTGGGAGTTCGAGTCTCCCTAAGAGCATTTTCTTTTTTTTAAAGACTTTATATGTCTTTAAAGACAAAGTTAATTGTATAATTAACACCCAGCAATATTAAAAATTATTATTAAAGCAAAACCAGTTAATTGTATAATTAACACCCAGCAATATTAAAAATTATTATTAAAGCAAAACCTGTTAATTGTATAATTAACACCCAGCAATATTAAAAATGATTATTAAAGCAAAACCTGTTAATTGTATAATTAACACCCAGCAATATTAAAAATTATATAAATTAATAATTTTTGATATTATTTAAATATATTAGTAGCGAATTGTTAGTTAATGATATTTTTGACTAATATTAAAAATTAACATATCTAAAGAATAAGTA